TGTGAATCCGAGTATAAGGTAGTAAGTTCTATATCGAATGATCTTACTCAATCGTATTGCCCATTCTGTGGCAGTGATTTAGAAGATCAATTAGAAGAAGATTACGACGAGTTTTTTGAAGATCTATAATGGAATGGCTGTATGAAGGTCAGCCATTTGAAGATTGGGAAAGCTGGTATGGGTTTGTATATCGGATAACTCATATACCTACTGGTAAGAAATATCTTGGAAGAAAATACTTTACACTAGCTGGATATAAACAAGTTAAAGGTAAACGAAAGAAGATCAGAAAAGAATCTGATTGGCGTACTTATTATGGTTCCTCTAAACATCTCCAGTCTGACATAGAAAAATACGGCAAAGATCAATTTAAACGTGAGATTATACGTCTCTGTAAGAATAGAACTGAATGTTCATATTACGAAACTAAAGCCATCTTTGAAGAAGATGCCCTTTTAAATGATGATTTTTATAATCATTGGGTATCTTGTAAGATAACAGAGATGCATATAAAATCAATAAAAAAATAATTTTACTATGTACATTAATCCGATATATAGTATATTAGATATTATAGTCTAATGGAGAGATGAATATGGATTACAAGATTTACAATTTTCCTACCGAAGAAGATGGCGTGCAACTTGTTGAACAAAAGCTGTGCGAACTAATTGGGAAGTACCGGAATAATAGAGATTCTCTTGATCCTATTGAGGTAGACTATATGGATTGGGCTAATTCTGTAATCATGACGGCAAGTAGCCGATGATTGATGAAGATGGCTACAATCAACTTTTAGAAACCTCTCCAGTAAAACAACGATTCCATGCTATATTTCAGCGGTTTGCTCCTAGTATACAAGCGCTAATTGTTCAAAAATATTCTGGAGTGTTTAATCACTATGCTGAAATTGGTGATGATCAATTAATTGAACTGTGTGATCATCTAGAAGCTTGCTTGTGGAAAGTTGAAGACGAAGCTAAGTATAATGCATATAAGGATATTGTATAATGAAAATGATTAAGTTAACTAATGCTTCTTCAGGATTTGAAGGTAGGATCTTATATCTAAATTCTGATTGGATTGTTTCTGTCTATGAAAAGGCAGCAGAAGTAGGTGGAAGTATCTCTACTCATATCTTTGGCGGACCAGGTAGTACTATATGGTCAGTAGAAGAAAGTACATCAAAAATCATTGCGTTGATTCAAGAATAAAAAAAAGAGGGGGAAAGCCGTTAAGCTTTCCCCCTTTAGTTTTTCCGCTATTCCGCAGATTTTTTATATAAAAACTATATAAAATAGTTCAAATTAGAGAATATTAGAAACTAGAACTCTACGATAGTAGACGTTGACGTTCTGTACTAGTGAACCGTCTGAACCGTTAGCACCACGTGAGAATGGATTGGCAACAACGCCGTAACGTGTCTTGAATCCGATCTTGGGTTGGAAGCTATCAGGACCAACTGCACGAACCATTTGTAGAGGAACGTAGGGGCAATAGAATAGACCAGCATCAAAGGCAGAAGCGCCCTTATAACCAACAGTCATATACTGACCACCTGCATATGGGTCGATGTAGACGCGGATGCGACCGTTAAGAATACCAGCAAAAGTATTGCCAGTGTCATCAACTTGTAGGTTGTTGCTGTTTAGAGCAGGAGCGTAATCTAGAACGCCAGCCATTTGAAGAGCAGAAGCAACATCTGAAGAGCAGATGAGGATGTTGCCCTTACCGCGGCGGGTATTCTTGGCGATTAGGTTAGCTTCACGTTCAACTTGGAACATAAGGCCCTTGAACTTCTCAACTGACCAACGGCCGTTAGAATCAACGTCAAGATCGAAGGTACCGGCTGTAGTAGTATCAGCAGCACCAGCAGTAGCTGTTAGGTTGATTGTACGGACGATTTCACGGTTGATTTCAGAAAGAATTTCAGCTGAAAGAATAGTTGAAAGTTCAGTCTCAGCGTCAAGGCCGTGAATGGCCTTTAGGTCTTGGGCTAGTTCGATTGAATATTCAGCCTTTAGAGCACGTGATCTGGCAGTAACAGTGACCTTATCGATTGAGAAGGCCATTTGGTTGAAGTCAGCGTTTGAAGTAGCGCCAAGAGCTTCAGCTTGAGCTGTAAGAGCACCACCACCAAAGTTGTAGGTAGCAGAGTTACCAGAAACAGTTACGTCAGTGTTAACGCCGTAGATGCCACCCCAGTTACCACCAGCATTACCGATAGTAGTATTACCACCAACGCCTGCAGTGTATGGGCCAGAATGTCCGGTATTAGCTTCGTAGTAGAATGCATTGGCACCTGATTGGCTGGTATACTGAGGACGTAGAGCAAAGATTAGGCCAGTAGGACCTGTCATTGGCTGAACGCCGCAGATGTCATAAGCAATAAGGTTAGGCATTGCACGACGAACTAGTGAGATCAATACTGGATCATAGTTGGCAGAACCACCAGTGATTGAAGATGGAATAGCGCCTGAAGTTTCAAGTAGGTTTTGAGCACCACCAGAGCCTGATTCTTGCATCATAGCTTGTTCAGTATTTTCTAGAACTTGAGCAAGTACAGCGCGCTTGTGAGAATCGCCGATCTTGGGTAGATCAGGATGCTCTAATAGTGGCTTCCACTTTGCTTGAATTTCCTCGTTGAGTTGCATATGTATCTCCCTTTTCCTTAGTGGGTAATATTATTTATTAGTTTGAGTTCTTTGACAATTTGGTTGCAGCCTTAACGTATGCAGCCATCGGACCTGAAGTTGGTGCAACATATCCGTCATCTGGTTCTGAAGAGAATTCTTCAGTTAGGATAGTTGACTCGGCGACGGGCTTAGGTGATGTTGGGAAATATGTTTCCTTAATCACGGTAAGCTTGTTCTTATAATCCACATCTGAATCATAAGAAACACCTTCTGAGAGAGCACGAAGTTTTTCAACTTGAGTCTCGACTAGACCCTCTGACATTTCTGCAAAAGCCTGTTCAACCTTAAGAGCGCTATTGCTATCTCTTAGGCTGTGGTTCTTTTCGATTTGTTCGTTAAGTTGCTTTTCTAACTCTTCAACCTTTTCGGTCATCTCAGCTACTACGTCTAGTTTGGCTTCAGGAATATCGATATAATTGGCTTCGAATAATCCCTTTAGACCAGAAATTAGATCCTCTGCCATTTCAACCTTTAGACCGGCATCAAGGGCTACTCTATTCTCTTCAATCCATTCTTCAACGGCATAAGAGAGATACTTGTCAACATTTTCTACAACTTCTGCACGAATTTCTTCAATGGATTCTTCAAGACGTGCTTCAAACTCTTCTTCAAGACGAACGGTCTCTACAACTAGACGAGCATTAATAGCAGCTTCAAATACGATAGAAGCCTTGTTGCGGATTTCTTCTGATAGTTCATCACCACCAAAGATTTCTTCAACGTCTTCCTTATAAGAAGGCTTAACTGTTGATGGAGAAGTGCCCTTAAAGCCTTCTTCACCCTGGCCACTCTTTGTATTCTTTGTAGTAGGAGCAGAACCACCAGCGTTTACTGCAGGACCACCAGTGACAGGCTTAACTGTAGTTGGAGAAGTACCAGTAAAGCCTTGTTCGCCACCCTTACTATCAGCTGCACGTGAAGCATCGCCAGTAGGACCGTATGCCTTATAGATGTCTATAAGAGCATTCTTGTTCATGCCACCAATCTGATTCATAATGGCACTTAGAACTTCAGCCTTAGTTGAATCTGAATAGTTCATTTCACCAGCAGACTTATCTGCAGAACGTGAAGAGTCTCCGCTTGCATAAGGATCTGCTGTGCTAGAAACGCCACTTGAAGAATCAAACTCCAATAGTTCCTCAGTATTTTTCTTACCTGCCATAGTTATAACTCCTTTAGGAATGATTATATTGTATTTATATAAATTCTATTTTGTAACTAATTTATTGAGAAATCGTTCAAACATATTAACGCTATTCTCGTTGATTTGTGCTACAGTAGACTTTTGCACGAAATTCTTTGTTTTGTCAAGCTGTTCTAGAGCTAACCAGCTACCTGATGCGGCATCATAGAGCCATTCTGTATTTTCCATAACTGCTTCTACGAAAGCAATATGTGCTGAAGGATCAGCAACAATATCAGCAGCAGTGGCTAGCATGAAATCATCACCAACAACCATGGTACCATCCTTAGAGGGAGTAACTGTTCCCATACCACGTGATGAAACACCAAGTTTACCACCAGACTCTAGAATACCCTTGGCAATATTTCCCATTGGGGTTTCAGTGAGCTTGGCCTTACCATAGAAGTGATTACCGCGCTGTTCAAGTTGTGTAATCATATGTGATACACGATCTAGATTGATGCTTGGTCCAGCAGGATGACCTAATTCACCAAAAGCACGGTTCTTGTCAATGTACTGTTCAGTATACCGGCGAACTTCTTTAGCTAGAACATGAACTGGATAGACTCGCCCATTGCGGTTCTTATCTTCACCCATTAGGAATGGACCTTGGATATAGATATCCTTCTTACCATCTTCTCTGGATTCTTTTAGAATTGTTACTTCTTCAAGTGTTTCGCAAATAAGCT